TATAGACCAAGTAAGGATTTTTAACCGAGCATTAGAAGGCGATGAAGTTTTTAAACTTTATGCCGAAGTGATAAATTAAATGATATGGATGATGGAATGAAAATACTTGGATTGTATTCAGCAAACCTATTTGCATTGGCATTTAGTGTTAGTGAGGTAAATGAGGTATTGCAAATGATTGTAATGGCAGCAACTCTGACCTTTACAGTAATACAAATATATAAAACATTAAAGAAATGAAGATGCCTTCTAACGGAGTTGCTAAAGATATAAGACACTTTGCAGGAAGTCTGCTAGTGTTCTTCTTGGTTGTTTTGATATTATTATATCTATCTAAATATCAAATACCAAATGAAAACGCACAGATAGTAAATACCTTAATAGGTATGATTGCGGCAAGTATCGCTATGGTTATAGCTTCTATCACTGGTAGAAATCCTGATGATTTAGATGCTGCTAAGAAAAAAATAAGTAATTTAGAGATGAAAATCGAAATGCTTGTACAATCAAAAGATATGTTGGAGAATATGCTTATCAAGGTTCAGGATGACACTATAGATAGATTATTAATCAGCAAGTCTATTGACCATGATACTTGCAAAAAATGTAATTGTAAAAAAGATGGAGCTTAAATATTTTAAACATGAAGAATTTGCCTCCCCAGATGTACCTCACTCTGGTGATTATATGGATGATGATTTTCTTGCAATGCTCGACCACGCACGTCACATTGCAGGGATTCCCTTTAAAATCAACTCAGGGTATAGAACTATCGAACATAACGAAAAAGTTGGGGGAAAACAAAATTCAAGCCATATTGTGGGAAAAGCAGTTGATATCGCAATACAGGGTTCGAGAGAAAGATGGATTATCCTTGAAGCCCTCATACACGCAGGATTCACTAGATTTGGCATTGCCAATACCTTCATCCATGTGGATTCCGATGACTACAAAGATGCAAATGTCGTTTGGACATATTAGTAGAACAGTAGGTAACACTTTAATAAATGAGTGAAGTAAAAGTTAAGGCTAATGGTCTTAGGAATGAATTGAAGGAGATACGCAAAAGTATCGACAAACTAACAAACGCAATGATTGAAATACACATTGCACAAACAAACAAACAAAATGAAATGCATAATAATGATTATTCTTGCTGCAACGATTCTGAGTTGTGCAAGTGCAAGAGAAAAGAATCTGACAAGGTTTAGAGAAATAACTAAAGATGTCTGCATAGATAACCCACAAGAGGTTAAATTAGCTCAGATACTATATAACGAAATTGTAAATGTCAGGTAAAAAGAAATTTAAAGATACAGCAGTAGGTTCTTTCCTACTTAAAAAAATACCTAAAGTCGTAGGAGCAATAGCACAAGACACCCCTGTAGGTAACGTCATAGAAGCTATTATAGGGGGTTCTGACATGAGCAGTGAGGATAAAGAAATAGCTTTAGAGAAGCTACGCTTAGAGAGAGCCGAAATGGATGGTGTTACTCGTAGATGGGTAGCTGATGCAAGGTCTGGAGCTTGGTTAGCAAGTAACGTAAGACCATTAACTCTTGTTTTCTTAACTGTAAGTTATGTGGCAGGGTGGTACATGGGATATCCTTTAGATTCAATAACAGGGTTGCTTACTATAGTTATCGGAGGATACTTTGGCTCAAGAGGTGTAGAGAAGGTATTTGGCAACAATAAACACAAGTAATGGCAAAACAACAAATAGCTTCTTACTATAAGAAACCAAAGGTTAACAGAAAGGGCATTCATGCTAAGTCTAAAACGAGTAGTTTAAAATCTTCTAAGCTGTACAAGAAAAAGTACAAGGGTCAAGGAAAATAATTACCTTTTATAATTGCCTTATAAGTTTAATGGTGTATATTTGTGTGAATTCAATAGTTCTATGAATTTAATAGGGCTTTGGGTTTATTTCTTTGTTTTAAATGTTATTTCCGTTTAAGTGGCTTGGTTTTATACTGAGCCACTTTTTTTGGCAGTTAGATGTTTTATTTGTAGATTTGACAAAACTATAAAATAATATTATATGGACAGAGAAAAATTGTCAAAACTTTACAAGAAGTACGACCTTAGTTCTGATGATGTATTTAAGCATCAGCACTACATGATTATCACTAGAGCAGGTATCGATAAGATTCAAGCTATTGAGAAAATCAAGATTGACTATGACGTTATTCAGTGTAGACCTGAATTTGCTGTAGTCAAAGCTAACGCTTCAAAAGATGGAGCATTTATTCAAACATTTGGTTCTGCACTCAAGGGAACTACCCATAAAGATGGGAACTGCAACACATGGTATGTCATGGAGATGGCAGAGAAAAGAGCTATGAGTAGAGCTGTACTAAAGATTTCAGGCTTCTATGAGCTTGGTGTATTTGGTGAGGATGAATCAGATGATTTCAAAAGAAAGTTAATTTAATTATTTATTATTATGAATGAGAGTAAAGAAAAAAAGTATGTAGGCTTCGGAAAAGAAGTCGGTAACTATGGGATGATTAGTATCTCAATTCCTGAGAGCAAGGTCAAGGATTTTTGGCGTGAGTACAAAGGAGAACGATACCTTAATCTGAATGTAGGGTCTTTAAGAGAAAAGACTCAGTATGGTCAAACCCATACAATCTGGCTTGATGAATTTAAGCCCAAAGAAGGAGCGGGGAACTCCAATAACAATGAGCCTAAAAAGGACTTTGTTAAAGCGGATGGGCTACCATTCTAAAAGTAATTTAACATGGGGGGTGGGGATTTTTTCTTTACCCCCTATTTTATTTAATAACAATGAAAGGAAAAACTAAGTTTATAAACATCAATGTAGCTTACATGAATAAGTCTTTAAGCGTAACTGAATCAGCTTTATTATCATTAATCAAAGGATTAAGTAAAAGTAGGGGTTATTGCTTCGCTTCAAATAAGGCGATTTGCGACACTTTAAATCTATCAGATAGGACTTTGTATCGATTGTTAGATAAACTCGAAACAAGGGGCTTTATAATGCGTGAGACGAAGTCTATTGGAATTGGCAAGGAAAGAAAGATAAGGTTATCTCCATCTGCCAACATGACAGACACTTATATATAAAGTAATATACTTAAAAATAAATAATATATATAAAGTAATATAATTAAATATATATATAATGCAAACGGAAATACAAGATTTAGGAATAGAATTAAAAGGTAATTCCTCTCAGCAAAAGGTAAAATGCCCTAATTGTTATAAGATTGGCAAAGAAAATTACAAAGATACTTGCCTATCAGTAAACGTAGAATTAGGAGTATATAATTGCCATAAGTGTGGTTGGAGTGGGAAAGTAAAGCAAGAACAATTATCAATGGAAATGGGAGTAACAAAAACATATAAGAAACCAGAAAAAAAGAATCTAAAGAAACTCACTGCTGTAGGTAAAAAGTTTCTCAATAAACGAGGAATAACGGATGAAGTTATTGCCAATAATAAAATAGTATCTTCAAGTGATAATAAAAGTATTGTATTTCCATATTTGATTGATGGCAAAATAATTAACTATAAAACCAGAAATACAGATGGCAAATTCTTTACGCAATCCAAAGATGCAGAGCCAATAATTTATAACTATGATAAATGTAGGAATAGTGAAAATATCGTAATATGTGAAGGTGAATTAGATTCATTGTCATGGGAGGTTGCAGGGATACCATACCATACATCTGTTAACATGGGAGCTCCTAATATTGGAGATAAAAATATAGATAAGAAATTAGAATGCATTACTAATTGCTATGAGGTGTTCGAACAAGCTACTAGAGTGTTTATTGCCACTGATGAAGATGACAATGGTAGAAATCTACAGAAAGAACTCGTAAGGAGGTTTGGTGTAGAGAAATGTTTATTAGTCGATTTAAGCCCCTTTAAGGATGCTAATGAGGTTTTACTTGCCGAAGGTGTAGAAAGTCTCAGAGAACGTCTTAAAAACGCTGAGAACCCTAAAGTTGAAGGTATATTTTCTGTAGCTGATGTACAAGAGAGTATGTTGGATGGTTATCACAATGGTCAAGAGAGAGGTACTACAACCTACATTCCCGCTGTAGATAGTGCATGGACATGGAGGAATGGTGAGGTTAATATTTGGACAGGATACCAAAACGAAGGAAAGTCTATGTTTTTGAATCAACTATCTTGTATTAAGGCTATAAAAGATGGTTGGAAGTTTGGAGTATTCAGTCCAGAGAATATGCCAATGAATGATTTCTTCAATGATATTATAGAGATGTATATTGGTAAATCCTCAGACCCTTATCATGGAGCGAGTCAAATGAAATTAGATGAATATAAAAAAGCTATGGAATTCTGTAAGAAACACTTCTTCCTAATATATCCTCAAAAGAATTTTACACTAGAAAATATATTCCATAGGGCAAAATACCTTGTTAAAACAAAAGGCATAAGAAGTTTAATAATCGACCCCTACAATACTATTCAGCATAAAATGGCTAGAGGTGAAAGGGAGGATTTATATATATCAAGGTTTATGAGTGAGCTAAAAAGATTTGCCTTAGATTATAACATTTCAATACACCTTGTTGCTCACCAAGTAACTCCAAGTAAAAATGATGATGGCAGATATTACAAGCCAGATGTAAACAGAATTAAGGGTGGAGGTACATTTGCCGATAAGGCAGATAATGTAATGTTTATCTGGAGACCAGACAGAGCCTTAGAATTTAGTGATACTAAGGTTATATTTGGTAGTCAGAAAATTAAGAAGCAGAAATTAGTAGGAATTCCTCAAGAGGTTCATGGTATTGATTTTAACATAAAGTCCCAAAGATATTACTTTAATAATGAGACCCCATTTACACAGATAGATGCAGAAAGAAGTTAAAGTTACTTTACCCACTTATTCATATAGTGGCAAAAAGAAATTGTATTTGAATTTAAACCAATATAGGAATTGGCATTACAATGTAAATGCTAAGTTAAAACGTAATTATAGCTTGGTAATTCAAGACAAGTTAGACTTTGAATTCGAAGGGGAAGTTACAATACATTATGACTACTATGCTCCTGACAAAAGGGTAAGGGATTTAATGAATGTAGTTAGTGTTGTAGATAAATACTTTCAAGATATTATGGTGGTCAGAGGATGTATATTAGCAGATGACACTAGTATTGTGAAAAACTTATCGGCAAGTTATGTGGGAATAGACAAAGGTAATTCAAGGATAGAGGCAACAATTAAATCAGCTTAATATGTATGTACAGTTATTCCCAATATATGGGGTTATGGTAGGGGTCAATTACTGGAACACCAGTCTTGATACCGATGAAGATGTAGAGGAAGTAGAACACCTTGTGCAGTTTATGTTTTTTATAATAGGTATATCATTTCACTTTTGGAAGGAAAAAGATTAATAGACGTTCTTGCCGATAAACATAAGGATTGGCACAATATGGCAAAATCATTTGGATGTAATGATGAAGATGCCCATGAACTTGTACAGGAGATGTACATACGGATAACCAAGTATGTGGAGGATAAGGATAAGATAATGTACAACGAGAAGGAGGTTAATACCTACTATATTTATGTTACTTTGAGAAACCTATATTTATCTGGGTTTCATTTAAACATGAAGAAAAAACACCTTCCGATTAATGACTCAATAGATTTTGAGTACATAACTATTGATATAGACAAAGAAAGCTCGTTTAATAATTTAGTAGACAAGATTGATAGCCTAGTATCTTCATGGTACTGGTATGATAAGAAAATATGGGATATACATTTTTATAACAAAATGAGCATGAGGCAGATTGCCAAAGCTACAAAAATTAGTTTAAGTTCAATATTTAACACACTTAGTAATGGTAAAGAAGAAATCAGGGAAAAAACAATTGAAGACTACAAAGAGTACTCCAAAATCAAGTAAAGGACTTGGTGATACTGTAGAAAAGGTATTGAAGGCTACTGGGATAGATAAGGTGGCAAAATTTGTTCTCGGTGAGGACTGTGGATGTGAGGAAAGAAAGAAGATGCTAAACCACTTATTTCCCTATCAGAAACCTGAATGTCTAACAGAAGATGAATTCAATTATTTAGATGAATTTATTAAGGAAGGAAAGAATGAAGTCCCTCCAGAGATTCAACAAAAATTAGTTGATATATATAATAGGGTATTTAAAGACAGGGCTGATATAACGACTTGTAGCACTTGTTTTAAGAATAACATATATAACAAACTCAAAAGAGTTCATCAAGAATATATTAAAGATGGTATCTGAATCAAGATGGAAATACTCTTTTTCGGAGGGCAGGAAAGCTGAAGATAAATTCAGTACTTTAATGAATGAAAGAGGACATTCCTGCATTAAGTCTAGTAAGAGTGACGATATAAGGAAGCATATTGATTTCTATGTTAATGGTATTCCAGTAGATGTTAAAGGTAATAGGCATTTAGATACTATATGGGTAGAGCTTACTAACGTCAGGGGAGATAATGGATGGTTAAAAGGAGAATCTAAATACATTGTATTTGATGTAGTAGAATTAAAATCATTCTGTTTCTTCGAAAGGGAAAGTTTATTGAAATACACTATGTCTTTTACAGAATTAGCTTTAAATAAGACAGAGTATAAAAAACTTTATACAAGAAAAGATAGACAAGACGTAATTGTAAAATACAAGTATAGTGATATAGAACATTTAGTTGTTCAATGTATAAAATATTAAATAACAATATATGAGTGATAGTATTTCGAGTTACTGGAGTAGAGATGATACAAGTGGTAAGCCAATAAAAACAAAAAGGCTGATGGATATCCAAGACCCCATAGTTGAATCTGTAAAGAATTTGCTTACAGTGAGAAGCAAAGTTGGTATTGCCAAGTATAAAACAACACTCTACGATAATAATATTGATACAATTCAATGGTTGCAACATCTACAGGAGGAACTCTTAGATGGTGCTTGTTACATAGAACGACTTAAAAAAGACTTACATGAAAGAGAGTAGTCTATTAAAGATGAAGAAGGAAATTAAGGAATTACAGCAGTTTTGTATGTTGTTATCCTACAGATTAGAAAAACTAGAACCTAACAATAAAAAAGAATAATTATGCCACTAAACATGAAACCTAAGAAGTACGAAGAAAAGACTGACTTTAACAGACGATGCATGAATAATGCTAAGATGATTCAAGAATTCCCAGATAGAGAACAACGGTTTGCAGTTTGCCAAACTTACTGGAAAGGGAATTTCGACCCTAAACAATAAAATGTTAAAGTTTTTGTTGTTTGATAAATTTTTGTATAGTTTTGTTCAAAACGAAATAACATGAAGATTTTATACAACTTCCCCAAGTTATTACTTATATTCCTACTTCTGGCATTTTTCTATGTGCTTGAAGCTATTGTTTATGTAGTTTATTATTCAGTTGAATCTCCACTTAATTTTGTAGGGAGTCAGATAGAAAAGATAATTAGGAAACTTTTAAAATATGTAAGGTAATGGGAAGGACTAAGGAACTTTTAGAATACGAGTGGTTCTTAGAATCACAGAGAGCAGAACTCCATTGGATGGAACAAGAATATGAACAATCAAAAAACGATTATGCAAGAAAGTATAACTACCTTAGACAATAGGGTCTGGGATAAGAAAGAACTCCTTGACAAGATGATGGATGATGAATTCTATTATAACTATCTTGGGAGAAACGCACTATCGAGCAGTGCGATTAAAAAGATTTTAGATTCACCAAGAGCCTATGAGGATTCATTGTTCTCAGGGTCTAAGACTAATCCTGCATTTGAATTTGGATGGCTATTCCATACTGCTATACTTGAACCTCATGTTTATGAGAAACAAGTGTTTGTGGATGTAAAGAGTAGGAATACAAATATATTTAGAGAGGCTCTAAGTGAATATACTAGACCATTTACTTCTAAGGAGAAGTATGATGTAGAAAAACTAGCAGAATCATTCTATAATAATCCTAGAGCTGTTGATATGATGCAACACACTCAGAAGGAAGTTCCTGCTATTGGAAATCTATTTGGTTTACCATTCAGGGGTAAGGCAGATATACTTGGAGATGGATACATTGTAGATTTAAAGACTACAGGAAATATAAATAAGTTTGAGTATTCTGCAAGGGAATATCTTTATAGATGCCAAGCTTTTATTTATTGTAAGTTATTCAATATAGAGAGAGAGGACTTTACTTTTATAGCTATAGATAAATCTACTGGCACTATAGGATTCTATGGGGTTAGTGAGAAGTCCTTTATGCAGGGTTCATACGATGTCCAATATGCTGTAGACACCTACAAGGAATACTTCATAGAGAAAAACAAGGAAGTGTACGATTACGAATTGGAAGGGACTATATAAATGTTTGAAACGATAGCAATTTTTTATATAACAGGAGTCGTTATTTTATTGGTGGCTCTGTTTTTAGGTAAGTAAATGTATTTAGATAAGCAAGAATGTTACGATGATATTTTACACTCCCTTCGATTGGGAGTTCTCCATGAAGCTGATTTAAGGCATCTCTTACAGTTTTATAGGGAGACAGAGAACTATGAATGTTGTCAAGGTGTTGTAGATGCTTACGTTGAATTTAAAAAGGAAATAAATGGAATTGAAACAAATTAGAGAAATAGTAGAGTCACATGTTAAAATAGACTTGAGTGATAAATCAAGAATACAGAAGTTTGTATATGCAAGAGCAATGTACTTTAAGCTATGTAGAGAATATACTTTATTTAGTTATAAAGATATAGGAGCTTCAATAAAAAAGAATCATGCTACTGTTATTCATGGAGTGAAATTGTTTGATGATTGGATTTCGTTACACGAACAACCATGTATAAATAAGTACCACAAGATGGATGATGAAATTAGAGTCAAGTATGAGGTTAAGAATTATAAATTTAAAACCAGAGGATATTATAGGAGGAAATATTCTGTCATTTTAAAAGAACACAGGGATTTAGTCCATAAGCATCAGAACTTAAAGAAGCTATTGAATATTTGAATATGGAGGAAGCAAAGAGACCAATGAAAAGGAAGGTTGATGGCAGACGTAATAACGGTGCTATCAAAGGTGTCTCCAGAGGGCAAGGGAGACCTCGTAAGACTGCCGATAAAGATATAGCAGGTATGACCCTTAATGCGATGAAGAAAGCTTTTGGGAGTGAGGAAAAGGCTTGGATAGAGGTTGCCAAACTAGCAAAGGATGGTTCAGTTCAGCACATGAAGTGGCTATTGGAATATCGTTATGGTAGACCGAAAGAACAACAGAATATAAATATAGACACTAAGGTTAATATTCCAGTGATAGACTTTAGTCAACCCAAAACAATAGATATAACATCAGAAGAAGATGGCGAGAGCAAAGAAGATTAGAGACCCAAAGAAATTCCCAGTGGACTTCTGGAATTACTTAGTGAATCCAATACTAGGATATTATGTCCCTCCTACCCCTTCAAGTTTTAGAGGAAGTAGATTAAAAGATACTGATGGATAAAGTAAATCTAAACCCTAAGTATCAAAATCTATTTAAGTCTGATAGTAGGTATTTTGTTATGACTGGAGGCAGGGGTTCTGGGAAATCATTTGCCACTACAGTATTCTTAGTGTTGCTTACCTATGAGAAAAACAATAGGGTTTTATTTACTAGGTACACCATGAGTTCAGCGAGTATGAGTATCATCCCTGAATTCATTGAGAAGCTAGAATTAATGGGAGTAATAAATGATTTTACTATTACTAAGTATGAAATCATAAACAATCTAACAGGGAGCTCTATATATTTCTCAGGGATTAAAACTGCTAGTGGAGACCAGACTGCAAAGCTTAAATCTATCAGTGGGGTCAACACTTTTGTTTTAGACGAAGCAGAGGAACTTACCGATGAAGAAAGCTTTGATAAGATAGACTATTCTATTCGTGCCAAAGGTGTAAGGAATCGTTGCTTGTTAATCCTAAACCCTACTACAAGGGAGCATTGGATATACCAAAGATTCTATCAGAACAGGGATATCCCAGATGGATTCAATGGGGAGAAGAATAATGTATCTTATATCCATACTACTTATTTAGATAATGCAGAACACCTAAGTGAATCCTTTGTGAATCAAGTGGAGGATATGAGGGTAAGAAGACCCGATAAATTCAAGCACCAGATAATGGGGGGTTGGCTACAGAAAGCTGAGGGTGTAATCTTCACTGACTGGCAGATTGGACAATTCAATGAGGATGTAGATTTAAAGGCATGGGGTATGGATTGGGGATTTTCTAGAGACGCTTCAGTCCTTGTAAAAGTAGCCATTGACAAACATAGGAAAATAATCTGGTTAAAGGAATATCTTTATAAAAAAGGATTGGTTACCTCTAATCTATATGATGAATGTATCAGACACGCAGGAAAGGAGCTAATCGTGTGCGACAACTCTGAGCCCCGCTTAATTGCCGAACTCTCAACCAGAGGCTTGAATCTAAGCCCTACGATAAAAAAGAAAGGAAGTATCTTATCTGGTATTGCACTCATGCAAGACTATACTATAAACGTAGAAGGAGAGAACTTAGTCAAAGAGTTCAATAACTATGCTTGGGCAGTAAATGGCATAAAACCATTAGAAAATGGCTACGACCACTGTGTCGATGCAAGTAGGTATGCAATTCAGTATATGCTTACTCGTTCAGTGCCTAAAGGAATGTATATTGTAAAATAAATTTGGTAGAGTCAAAAATAATATGTAGATTTGATTGTTTCATTGTAAATTTTTAGTTAATAATTGGTTTGAGAGCCACCTGTAAAAAGGTGGTTCTTTTTTTGCATAAAAAAAGGGTAACATTTCTGCTACCCTTCTGTGGATTTAATCATCCTTCGGCTTTCTCCATGTTGTGTATGGATACTTGCCCCTGCAATCCCAAGTGTCCCTTACAAGACCTTCGTCTAAACACACGAGGTGATTAGCAAGTTGAACTACATAGGTTTCATTCTGGCTGACTGGATATTGACCTAAACGATACCCTTTTATTTTAGCCTCCTTTTTGAAACCTCTTTTTTTGAGGAACTCCTGCCAAGTGGAATTGGCATTTGGCATATCCCCACTTTCGAGGGAGTGTTCCCAGAGTTCACTTCTGACAGTCTGGTAGTCCTCTTTTGTAGCTATGGATAATGCCCTAATTACGCAGTCTCCCACTCTGTCTTTTTTGTACTTCATCTGGAAGTATTTATGTCTACCTCCATCATCATAAATGTAATCATTCATTTGTTTCAAATTTTAGTTAATCATTATGTCAATGAACTTAATCACTGATTCAATATACATTAGCCAGATGACACAACCAAATTATTTCATGACTTTAACATAATTTTAACATAAAGTGTTAAAGTTTTGTTAGAAGATTTGGCAGTTGGAAAAATAGTTGTATGTTTGCATCAGCAATATTGCTAAATCATTTAATACTTAGAACAATTCGAAATATTTAATTTAGTTAAAAGTAATGGGGAAATTAACTTTAATGTTAAAGCTAACACCCTTGAGAAGAAACAACAGTTTGTTGGAGGTTTAATCGCCAAAAGAACAGTAAAAGGCTCAGAGAATATCGTAGTGATATTTCATGAGAATGGCATCGGAGCAAAATTACCAGTTAATAAAGTGGCAAGTAGCTTCTGTGGGTTTACAATCTTAGGAGATGTATTGATTGAAATTAAGCACAAAGATTTAGTCAAACTAACAGATAAATATCTATGTAAGTTCTCAGCACTTCACTCTACTGTTGAGGATAATAAAACCAATGTAGAGAGACTTCAGGATATTATTAATACAAATTAATTGCTTGTGTGTGTCTATTGTTAAAGGGGTGTCAGAGATGATGCCCTTTTTTTTTATCATTTTATTTGGCAGTTGGAAAATAATTACTATCTTGCACTCAGATTAACATTTAAAACTATATTATTATGACTATTACATTAGAAGAAATTTTAGACAAAGTATCGAATGGCAAAGTATTCTCTGCCAAGTTCGTTAAGAAAGATGGTACTGAACGTACAATGAACTGTAGAACTGGTGTTGTAAAACACACTACAGGTAAAGGTTTATCCTTCAACCCTATCTCAGCTAAACTTATTCCAGTGTTCGACATGAATAAGAATGGCTACAGATTTATCAGCTTTGATAGATTGAACTGGATTAAGATAGGTGGAAAGAAATACACTAACTTTAAAAAATAATTAAGATGGAAAACAATAAACTTATAGACAAAGTGGATGATGGATTTAATTATTTCTTAGATTACAGATTGGAAGAACTTAAATCAGATGACAAATATTATATAAAATCTTTTATAGATTATATAGAAAATTTAGAAATAAGGGTAGATAGATTAACAAAAGAACTTAAAAAGAAAAACAAGTAATCATGACAAAGAAATTCCAACAAGTAGTAGACTTTTACAATTCGACCACACCAGAACAATGGTGTTACTTTCTGAATATGATTTCAGATAGGATTTCAATACCCACTCCCAAAATAGATAAAGATGGGAATAGCTATATCGATTGTGTTAATGTATCTGAGGAAGCTCCTGCTTGTCCCAATGGAGCGATGATACAAATCAACACTGAGGACTTTGAGAATCATTCAAACCTACTCGAAGAAGAAACCAATCCTGTGGAGGAAATAAAAGAAATATGGACATCATGAGTGTAGACCCAACAAACGATGTAGCAGGAGATATCTTTGAAGAAATAGTAGGAGATACCTTAGGTTCAATAGAGCACAACCTAACCCATATCATAGATGAAAATCTAAACACCTCAGCAGTCAGAGGTGAATGGCACGAATGGTTCTGGGATAACCGAGAACAAATCAAGGGCGCTATAATGGATAAAATTAAAATAGATTAATGAGAGGCATAGACAAATTGTTTAGGTTTCATGAACTCAGTAGAGGGTCTCAGATAGAGGCTCTCTACAATGAAAGGGATGCCACAATAAAAGCAGGGTATCTTTATGCTGATGAATCTATCAACAGTTTATTTGAATTTGCCAAAATCTTAGGGACTAAGGTAACTGACTTCGATATCAATTTCTACGATGCAACCGAAAAAAGTTACTGCAAATTTAAAAGCCAATGGAAATACAAAGATGTTGATTGGCATGAGATAATTCAAAACCTATCTAAGATAGATGGATTGTTCACTGGATACTTTGCAGATGTACACCTATTTAGAGAGCTCAGGGAGGCAGTTTATGAGGACAATGAACTCAACCCTAACAAAATCCTTAAAAGATGCTTTAATGAGTGGCTGAGAGCTTGTAGAGAGGAAGCAGACACTTATATAAGTGAAGACTATCTTAGAAGTAAATTTGAAGCAGGTGATTTCCTTTTTCTGGAGGATGGCACTTACTTCTCAAGAGGGGATAATCCACTTAGTTATTTAGTATAAATTCAATACCTTAAAATGTAAATTCAATAGGTGTAAATTCAATAGGTGTAAATTCAATACCCCCCAATGTGAATTCAATACCCCCTTTTTTTAGGGGGTTTTTTTGTGGCTTTTTGCCAAATGTTAAAGTTTTGTTAAAATTGGAAAAATAGTTTTTTCCTTTACCCTTTTTTATACTTTTACGGGTGAATACGTTATTTGAAATATCGGCATTAAGTGAGTTTTTGAGCTATTTAGCGACCAAGACAGAATATGATTAGCGGGAATACATAAAGAAACAAGCGAAAATTTCACAACGAAAGGGTATGAAAGAACCGACTATTTGTAAGAAACTCACTTTTATAAAATCAATTATTAACTAAAAATTATTATTATGCAAAACGGACTAAATCAAAATGAACATTTACTTAATTGTGAAATATGCAATTCACTAATGACAGAAGAAGAACACAAATATTGTGATATTTGCGGCGACTGCTTAGAAAATTAAAATCAACTATTAAATAAAATTTATTATTATGGAAAAATTTACCAAAGAACAAAAAGAAATTATTGCTTATTGCGTTTCTGTTATGGAATGCGATATTGAGCCTGATTCGAAAATGGCTGGTGATTTTAAAGCTATATTATTTAAATTCCAAAATCAAGGAATTTGGGGGCATATAGATACAAACTCATTCATTTAATCAACTATTAACTAAAATTTAAAACAATGGAATTATTAACACAAAACACAAAATTGAAAAACACATCTAAAACCATGAATAAAAGAGTATTCAATTTTGGAATAACTGCATACAAAAGCATGTCAGGGAAATTAATTTGTCCCTTTGCCAAAGATTGCGTAAAGTATTGTTATGCTCAAAAAGGTGCTTATTCATGGAGCAATGTAAAACCCGCTTTTGAGAAAAGATATGAATTAACCAAAACCGATAATTTCATTGATTTAATGAATAGCGAAATTAAAAGGAAAAAAGTTGATTTTTTACGGATACATGATAGCGGAGATTTTTATTCTAAAGACTATATAAAAAAGTGGTTTACAATTGCCAATGATAACCCAAACGTAAAATTTTATGCATACACCAAAAGTTTTATTTTATTTCAGGGGTTAAACATTCCTGATAATTTAGATATAATATTTTCAGAAGGTGGAAAGCATGATAAATTGATTAACACTAAAATACACCGCCATGCCCGTATTTTTGACAATGAAAGCGACCTAATAAAAAACGGTTATGTTAACGCCAGTAAAAATGACCTAATGGCAACAAAGTTTTTTAATGAGTCTAATAAAGTTGGGCTAATCTTTCACTAATTTAAAACCAATAAAAATGTACTTACATAGATTTACAATTCAACAAAAACCAAACGGTAGAATTATACCAACATTGTATTTTAAATTCTGCCGATATCCTAAAAAAACCAAACTGTATAAAAAGCTTTTAACCATGTTAGACAATAACGAAATTGAAAGCTTTAAATATAGCGTATACAATACAGGAATTGAATACTATAAAACAATAACTAAAAAACAATAACATGGAATTCAGGAAAAAAATATCTTATTCATTGAGCAATGGAAAAACCATTACTACAATTAAAACGTTTAAAAATTTGCACCATTTTGATAATTACTATAATAAACTAATTAAATCGGGGTGCAACGTTTTAAGCATGGAAAGGGCAGTTGATATAATAGGCGATATCAACAAAGTAGCAATTCAGGACAAAGAATTTTATAATAAATTAATCGGTAAATTTTAATCTCATGGCAAATAAAACACAATTTGAATACAACAGAAAAAGCAAAAAGCAATTAAATAATACTATTAAACAAATTAAAATAATAGACAATTTCCATGAACACAAAGGATATAAGAAAGACACTGTTTTGGATGTTTTATATATCAAAAATAATGGTTTTATAATTACTAAAAATTATTGTTGCTCCTTTGCTGAAATTGAAATAATAAATTAAACCTTAATACTAATTAATTAAATATTAACCCCTTTTAATAGGGGTTTTTTTATACCCTATATTTAGGTAAATTATTGGAACTCAATAGTAAATAATTAAATTTAATGGATTTAATAGGCTTCCTTTAACCCCTCAGACGCAATTTAAGCCCCTTGAGAGACAATTTAAGCCACTCAAATTTACTTTTGATATATTGATATAGACTGGAAAAAAACAAGCCCTTAAAAAGGCTTATTTGAATAGCTCTCCCTGATATATTGTTATAAAAGTATATTAACCCACACTCTACACACACTACTATTTCCAACTGCCACCTTTGGATATTAGAAATATTATTTATATATTGCAACGATATACTATGGCACGAAAACGCAAACCACTCCCTAAAGAAATATTTAGAGCTGACCAATGGAAATGTATGAGTTGGTGTTTAGCTAATGGTATCAAGATATATTATGTGCCAAAGAAATATCATGAAGAAGATTATCTAATCGAGATAGACCACTATACAGATAAAATACGCAGTACAGAGAGATACCCTGTAAAAGAGGCATCCCTTAAAATATGGGAGCTATATTGCTACTACTACGATAAGAATAATTCCAACTGACTATATGGCGGATATATATATAAAGGTATTTTCTATCTTAATATATACAGTATTATAATTTATATATTAAGTTAATATATCTAGTTATATATATATATAGTTATATATCTATATATACAGTTATGTAATATACATACTACTTTATATATTATTATGCCAATTAGGCAGATGGACAATCTAAGGTACACAATTCTATTAATCTATTACTATATATATGGGGAATACCACAATGCAAATTGAGTTAGACGTTCCAACTACTTTATCAGATATTACTCTAGGGCAATATCAAAAATACATTAAGGTGGTTAATGAAAATGAAGGGCAGGATGCCGACAACTTCCTTAACAAGAAGCTTATTGAAATATTCTGCAATGTTGATTTAAATCAAGTAGAGGGGATTCCTTTGGTGGAGGCTGAGAAAGTGATAACTGTAGTCTCTAAAGCGTTTGAGGAAAAACCTAAGTTAGTTCGTCATTTTAACCTTAGAGGTGTTGAGATGGGATTTATCCCTAAACTAGATGATATATCTCTTGGTGAGTATATAGATTTAGAAAACACCATTTCGGATTGGCAAAAAATCCATGAGGCAATGAGTGTTTTGTACAGGGTTGTTAATTTCAAGTCGAAAGATAAATATACGATAGCTCCGTATAAACCTAATGAGGATATAAAGATGATGATGAAAGAGATGCCAATGGATGCAGTAATGAGTTCGATGGTTTTTTTTTACGATTTAGGGAAGGAGTTATCGAGGGCTACCCTGAGTTATATGGAGGCGGAGGTGAAGAAGGGCAAGACCTCTCCCCTCAAGGAAACTTTGGAGCAAAGTGGGGTTGGTATCAATCAATTTACGGACTTGCTAAAGGAGATGTCCTCAAGTTTGACGAAGTTACCGAAGAATCACTTTACAAGTGTTTAAACTTCTTGGTGTTCGAAAAGGAAAAGAATGAGCTAGAAGCTAGTCTAATAAAGAAAGCATACAAAAGATAAATGAAAACTTACTACAATCTTATTGATAACATTTACAATTATCTAATTGGCAATAACAGCATCAAGACTGTTACATTTGGTGATATCTTAGAGGTAGATTTATCTAAGCAAACCATCTTCCCACTTGCCCATGTTGGTGTAAACGATGTTACATTCAGCGACCATGTAATGAATTTTAATATTAACGTAATTGTAATGGATATTGTCGATGAAAGTAAAGACGATAAACAAAATGTGGCGAAGCCTCACTTGGGGTTGGATAATAAGCAAGATATTCTTAATACGATGCTTACTGTGGTTAATGGACTCCAGAGTTCACTTCGCAGGGGAGGCATGGAGTCGAATAGCTATGAACTTAATGAATCGGCTACAGCTTCTCTTTTCGAGGATAGATTTGAGAATCTTCTTACAGGTTGGTCTATGGTTCTTAATATTGAAGTACCCAATTCAGATATGGCACTAATCGATGCAAATGGTTCATCATGTCTGTAACTAGATTAAAATTACGAAACACAGAAAACTACATGGTTGGTTTTTCTAATCGTTTAGTAAAGCTTCTTAAAATAGAAATAGGGAGAAACAGGACAAGAAATTATAATGGTAAAACAGTAAGTGCTCCAATAGATAATACTGGAAGTTTAAAGGGTAGCCTTGAAGTCCATATGAGTAAATCAAGGATGAAGAAGTTTGCCGAAGGGGGGTCTTTTTCTTTAGGCATTAGAGGGAATAGTTATGGGGAAAAATTAGATGAAGGTGGGTTGGTCAATGCAGAAGTATCTAAAATAATAAAATGGATTAAGAGTAAACCTGTCAAGTTGAAAGATGCTAGAGGGAGATTTGTTACTGCTGATGACGCAGGTTACAGGATAAATAAGTTAGCCAATAACATAGTCAGAAGATTGAATGGAAATACAGGTAGTGGGATAAAAGCAACTAATTTTATAGGGGACGCTATAGACTTTGCAATGCAACAAATAGCAACTATAGCTGACCCAGTAGAAGAAGATATATACCTCAACTTAGATGAAATAATGATAAGAGCAGGTTACACTAAAAAAGGAGACGATTATATAATAGAATAATTATGGCAGGAGAAGTAGAAAAAATAAATGTAAGGAGTCCATATTATCTCACAGTAGATTCATCAGATGCACCACCAGATTATACACCTCCCGCAACGCTTACCCAAACATTGGAATGTGGAGGGGAAGTGAACATAGGGGAAGATGTTGGCATTCGAATCTACGAGGTAGACATGACTGACAGAAGTGGCACTTTTACTATAAACTACACCATATACACCCCAGTCAAAATAACTACTCAGGTTACAGGAGAAGCTGCTGTAGATAGGGGTTATATAGGTGGGGACACAAACAAGCAACAACTTCTGGATATAGGGGTTGCACCTTCTGACTTAACTGGTTTAACAAGTGGCGATTTTGCTCAAGGAGGTATTGCAATAAACAAATCCACAGATGCTCAAGCTACCCTTACAATAACCGTAGATGCTCCCCTAAAAACAGACAATTATAAAATAATAATGGCTTGTCCTGCTAAAACAGTGGTAACCCAACCCACTGTACCTGCTCCACCATCAGTCAATGATAATTGTCTTGTTACTGGTTCAGAGGCACTTTATATGAAATTCTACAAAACATCACCATGTGGAGCTGTAAGGTCAGCAGATGGGAATGAACAGATGGATATATTCATAAATGGCACTAAAACCGATACTTTATCTGTAAGTGAATTAGGGTGGAGTTCTACAACCGATGATGTTTATGTTGTATTTTCTGAACAGACAGGTCATAAGTGGGCAGGAACAAACATCACTCCCGCCATAACATCTGATGCTACTCTCATAGAAGGAAGTTTCGCCTCAAGACCTCCCTTTAATACTGTGGGGTTTAGATTTATATCGCCCAATGCAACAGGTGCTTTTCCAGAAGTCGTAACCACCGTAATAATTGGAATAACAGCTTTATTCAAAAATCCAGACACAGGAAATCTTGAGTGGGCAGACCCTATTAAATACGCTTCTTTTAATGATTATTGCCATACACCTGACCCCTTTTTCACAAGTGAAACACCAGTAAGGTTGGCAGAAACTTATTGTGGTCGTAGTTGGTTTTCTTCTAACGCTGCTACCAACCCAACAACAACAGGTAGGGTTTACGGATTCCATTATAGCCCTGCGTATTTGGCAGCCGCACAATTTTCAGACAGAAACAAAGTAATCCAAGAATTACCTATAACAAGCCACATTCTAAATAATACGATAGATGGACTTAAAATATATGGAACTTCGTTAATAAAATACCAAACGAGATTTTAAAATGAAAAATAAAATCAGATGGCAACAATAACACAAGCAGAATTAAAACTATACATATACACAGGTTCTAAAGGACAGAGACCTGCAACCCCTCAATATACACTTGTTAAAGATAAGTTGTCAAGCGAAGATATAATTGTGTTTGAGATAGCAGAATTAGTTAAAGACTATGTGGATGTTAGCTTCACAGGAGACTATAACAATATAGTACAAAATGCTTGGGTTGATGCTGTGATAACGAGAACTTTTGACAATGATACCACAGACATAATAGATAAAACCATGATTGCTTTTCTTGGTTATGGAGAGTTTGAGGATGGTATAAATCCTGCTCTATCAACAGGTTATTTAACATCTAATGAAACGATATTCGTTTTAGAGGGAGAACCTTCCAATGTGCCATTCTATCAATCCACACAGCAGACAAGCATAAATAAAGTAGAATACTACAAGGGAACTACATTATTAGCATCAAGAATAATAAATAGCAATGTGGCTGCTATAACAGTAGATAGCTCAAGTATAAAAGCATCTTCTGGAGATATAAGAGCGGATGCAACTGAAAAGAGGACTTTTAATTCATCTAAATTTACAACTCAAGACCCAATACCTCAGCAAACGACAAAAATAAATACAACGAGAATTGATGGTACGGTTGAATCAAGATTTGTAAGGGCGGTTTCAGAGTGTAAGAGAACCCCATACAGAGTATCTTTTATTAATAAGTTTGGGGTAATTCAAGACCTATATTTCTTTAAACGTAGAGATGATTCTTTTGAAGTCGAAAGGGAAGACTTTAAACGCTCTATTTTAGATATTGGCACTTCCTCTGTTTCCTATAACGCTTATAAGGGGTCAAGACAAGCTTTAGATATAAGCGGTAAGGAGAAATTAGTAATGAACACTGGATACGTTACAGAAGACCATAACGAAGTTATAAAGCAGCTCATGGTAACAGAACACTGTTGGGTTCATCAAGACTCAACCCTTACTCCCCTAAAACCGACAACCACATCTTTCCAAGAGAAAAAAGAGGTGAATGAAAAGCTAATTAACTTTACTGTAGAATTTGAAGTTGCCAACAACTATATCCAAGACATTAGATGATAGATATTCAGTTGTATATTGACCAGAATGATATTAGTGATGCCACAAGGAGCTATAGCAAGGTGGACTTGTTTAAAGACGAATATATAACCTTAATATCCTCTATACAAGACATACGAGACTTCGCTAAGATATTTGCCGATTACTCAAGGACATTTAAGATTCCTGCTAACGATACTAACAACAAGCTATTCAAACACTTTTATAATCCAGATATTATTGGATTTAATGGCTCCACTAAAAAATTAGCTAAGATATACATGAATCATATGCCCTTTAGAGAGGGGTATATATACCTTCAGTCTACAGAGATGAAGAACAATAAAGCATCAAGCTATACTGTTCTTTTTTATGGGGGGCTAATTAAGCTAAGGGAAGCTATGAAGGAAGAAAAGCTAACTGCTTTAGTAGCAAGTTTAGACTCGAATATACAAGACTTTACTTATGATGCAGCTACTGTAAAGACAGGATTTACAACTGGACTCCACAGCAACGCTATAATATATCCCCTTATAACATCGGAAAAAAGACTATATTATGATTCTGCTTCAACAGCACCCAATTATGATGGCAATCTTTATTCAGGAAGTACAGACGCTACAAGAGGGTTAAAATACACCGACTTAAAACCTGCTATTAAGGTTACTAAGGTTTTAGAAGCAATAGAATCTAAGTATGGAATATCTTTTACGGGATTTTTCGACACATCTCCAATAAGTAATTTATACTTATGGCTATCTAGAAAGAGTGGCGAAATAATAAATTACAACCTATCAAAAGAGTTAGGTAGTTCTAAGAAAATATCTGGTTTAGTAACTTCTGGCTCTAATGCTAATCTAGCTATAGTAGATGATACATTTTCATTTACACAAGAGTCTATCCTTTCTGGCAATACAACCATAAGGAGATTCGGAAGTCAATTAACTGTAACCATAACATCTGGTACTTATGATTTGTTAATGTTGAGGTGTATTGATGATATAACTGGAGCTGTTATTTCGGAAAAAACAATATCAGGAGTTCACCAGAGTTTATCATTACTTGCTAATCCTAACTACCAACTATCAAATGAGAAAACAGTAGAGGGAAGAACGTATAAATTAAGATGGGAGGTTGAAACTTTAGGTGGTGCGGTAACATTTAGTGCTCAAGTGGGGCTGTTTACGTTTGTTCCAAATGGGAGTGTAGAAACCCTTACCTATAATGCTTTTGGAGCTTTAAACAATACAAGCTCTACATCTCCAGAGCAAGATTTAGTCAATCACTTTCCAGATATGAAGGTTACTGATTTTATATCTGGACTATTTAAGATGTTTAATCTAACAGCTTATGTTAAGGAGCCATTAGCATCAACCCCAGTGATAGAAGTACAAACTTTAGACGATTACTATGCTGATGCGGTAAATAATATGACAGGGGGTACTATAGACCTTGTTGATTTTGTTGATGTTGAATCTCATGAAATTGAAGTGGCAAGACCATTTTCATCTGTTTCTTTTGAGTATCAAGAAACGGATACTATACTGATGGAAACCCATGAAACAAAATATAACAAAGTGTTTGGAAACACAACGTATAGCTCTCCTAAACATTATGATGATTTAGGGGTTGAGTATAAAGTCGAAATTCCGTTTTCCCACATGAAATATGAAAGACTATTTGATGTAGGGGCTGCTGCGACTTCTGAAAACTCAAACTTAACTTATATCCAGTGCGGATATGCAGCAGGGGGTGAATTTAGTCATGAGGATGCCACAACTGAAAAAACAACACCTACAGGTAATTATAAACCACAAGATATAAAACCATTACTGTTTTACGGAATTAACCAGACTATAACAGGAGGTAAAAACATAAACTGGATTTCAGGTACAGAGTCTGCCTTAACAACATATTGGAGACCATCGAATTCAAGTGAGGAAGGAACATCAACAGTACCCCCTGCAAATAGTTTGAATTTTGATACTGAATTTGACGAATGGCAATTAAAAATATACAGAGATACCGATGCAAGTTTAGTGTCTACAGAAAATTCATTATTCTCTAAGTTTTATATAAAATATATCTCAGGAGCTTACAATCAGAATAAAAGAATATTTAAGTATAAATGTTTCCTCCCTGCTAAAATACTAACGAGATATAAATTAAATGACCAGATTAAGATACAAGATAGGGTGTTCCGTATTAATTCTATAAAGACAAACCTTAACACTGGAGCAACAGAGCTTGAGTTACTTAATTTAATAACAGGACTTGATACTATAATATGATAAAGAACATTATAGATTTACTAAACATAGATGATTGGTACGGAGTATCAGAGAATGTGGATATCGCCAAAGGTAAGTATAAGGCTGTAGGAAATTGGAATGGAGTGAAGAAACAATTAAAGAGACAATACTATGGCAAGTAAGAAGATATTAGTTGACATTCAGGTAAGGGATTTAAACGCATCCAAAACTATAAACAAGACTACTAAAGCTGTAGATGGTTTAGCTAAATCCACAGAACAATTAGCAGGAAGAACCTCAAAGAATAAGGCTGAGTCTGGACTGAATAACGCCCTCTTAATGGAGACTGGGAGGTTAGCCTCTGATGCCTCTTTTGGGTTTCAGGGTATGGCTAATAACTTAGGTCAAGTAGTTAGTTTACTACAGATATCTTCTAGAAATTCAGGGAGCTTCGTTAATGCTCTGAGGGATTTAGGTAAAAGTCTTATGGGTGTTGGCGGTGTTATGGTTGGTATCCAATTATTAATATCTTTCTTGCCTCAAATAGAAAGGTTACTAAAAAAATCAAAAGAGGAAGCATCTGAATTTGCAGGTGCTTTTGATAATTTAAGTGAATCTGTTGGTAATACAGCAGGAGATTTTGAAATATATATAAAAACATTACAATCCTCCACAAAGAGTTCTGAGGAAAAAGCGGATGCTATATTTAATCTAAACAAGGAATTTCCTGATTATATTGTAAATTTAAATAATGCAGGAATATCTCTGGATGACGTATCAAATAAAACTGATGATGCAGTAACAGCCACCAACAACTATAGACAAAGTATATTAGATTTAGCAGTAGCTCAAGCAGCACAAGATAAAATCAGAGAAATACAATCAGAAAGGATAGAGATTCTTCAAAAAAGAGATGAAAAAGCAAGGGAATTAGGCTTTGAAAACGCTACAATAGCATTGCGAGAATTTAAAAAAATAGAGGAAGATAGAGCCGCAGGAATTATTGCCTTGTCAGGCACAGTAGCCTCAACATTAGATGAAGAAGTAATTAACCCCTCTAAAGCTATATTTGAGTTTGGACAAGCAAGACTCACACAGATAGAAGAACAAACCAATGCTCTACTCAAATTTGTTGATATTCAGAGGCAAGAAACCAAAGAGAGAAAGAAGAATATAAAAGTAAGAGAGGAACAAAGAAAGTATGAAATGCTCGAAATAGACAATTTCGATGCACAAATAAGGTCTATTCGTGAATTAGGAAGAATAAGAGAATTCTTTTTCAATAGAAATTTAGATTTTATAACCAGTGAGAGTACCCATAAACTTTCGGCAATAAAATTAGAAGAAAATATTGCATTATCGTCTATCGAAGCTCTTGGATTAGCTGAAGGAATAACTCAACAAGCAAGATTGGAGGTAACTGAGTTTTTTGCTAAAGAAAGAACTAGAGCCGAGAAGGAAGCTCTTTTTGAATTGGGAGATGCTATTGTACAAGCAGCAGGAGAATCCTCAACTGTAGGTAAAGCAGTAGCATTAACTATGGCAACTATCAACACATATCAAGGGATTACTAAAGCCTTATCTGAGATTGCACCTCCATTTAGTTATGTTGTAGCGGCTACGACAGCTTTAAAAGGATTTGCTGCGGTGAAAAACATACTTGGAGCTAAGTTGCCTTACGGAAGTGAACCATCATCTTCAGGAACATCTTCAAGTGGAGTGGGGGTTCAAGCACCTAGCTTCAATGTAGTGGGAGCTTCAGAAACATCTCAATTAGGGATGGCTTTAGCTAGAACACAAGGAGACCAAAAAGTTGAATTAGTCTGGGACGACTTAAATAGATTTAACACAACAGAAAGAACCACAGTAGACATTGCATCATTTTAAAATAATAAATTATGAGAATTATAGAATTACTAATTGACGAAGATGCCCTTCTATCGGGAATAGAGGCAATATCTATTGTAGACAAACCTGCTATAGAAGAAAACTTCATTGCCCTAAACGAACATGAAAAGGTTGAACTTGCCAAAGTAGATGATGAAAAGAGAATCCTCATGGGGGCAGCTTTAATCCCTAATAAGAATATATATCGTTCTGATGGGGAGGATGAATATTATATATACTTCTCTGATGATACGGTAAGAAAAGCTAGTGAATTGTTTCTAATGAATGGCAATCAAAACAAATCTACCCTTGAACATGAAGCTGAACTCAATGGACTCACTGTAGTAGAGAGTTGGATTATAGAGGATGAAACCTATGATAAGAGTAGGAAGTATGGGCTTGATATGCCAGTAGGTACTTGGATGGTGTCTATGAAAGTCAACAATGATGAAGTGTGGGAGAAATACGTTAAGACAGGTTTGGTGAAAGGATTTTCTATAGAGGGTTACTTTACTGATAAACTTGAGATGGCAAACATAGAGCCATCATTAAATGAGAATGAAGCTACAGAAATACTGTTTGAGGTTCAAGACTATATTGAATCTAAGAAGTATAAAATGGAGACTTATAATGACTATCCTGACTCTGTAGTTAACAACGCTAAAAACGTATTAGAATACGTTGACAAGAACGGTTGGGGTTCCTGCGGAACTGCTGTAGGAAAACGCAGAGCCTCTCAGTTAGCCTCTAGGAGCAACCTAACGGTCTCTACGATAAAAAGGATGTACTCCTTCCTCTCTAGACATAAAGGCGATTTAGACGCATCTAAGAGCTATTCTGATGGATGTGGCAAGTTAATGTACGATGCATGGGGTGGATTATCTGGACTTTCTTGGAGTAGAAGTAAACTGAAAGGTCTTGGAGAAATAGAAATGGCATCTGTAGTTATAGATGATGATTATGCTGTTATCGATGATAGATTAGCGTTCTCTACAAAAGAAATGGCACTAAAAGGTGCTAAGGATTTAGGATGCGAAGGTTACCATGAACATGAATTTGATGGTAAGACTTGGTATATGCCATGTGAGAAACACTCACTCGCAGAGGTTGACGATAAAGGTAATGTTAAAAGTAGTCCTAAAGCCCCTAAGTCTGGCACTCCTAATAAGAACCCTAAAGGTGAGGGTACTGCAAAAGGAGATGCTTCTGGTAAAACAGGAGCTAAAGTCTCTGCTAAGGACAGAGCGTCACTTAAAAAGAAATCTGATGAATTTAATAAGAAATATAAAAGTAAATTGGGATATGGTGTTAGCGTTGGTGTTCTCGCTTCTGTTTTTCAGCGTGGTCTTGGAGCTTTTAATACATCTAGCAGTCCTCAAGTTAAGTCAGCTAGTCAGTGGGCTTTTGCTCGTGTTAATGCCTATCTCTATCTAGTAAAAAACGGTAGACCTCAAAATGCAAAGTACACTACAGATTATGACTTACTCCCTAACAAGCATCCAAAATCAAGTAAATCATGATAAAGAAAAGAAAGCAGCCTACTCCTAGCAGGACATCACCAAATAGCGGTGGGAGGGCTTGTCTATGTGCCGATGGTAAAAGTTATTCTATAGATTGCTGCGATGGTTCTATGCAGGCTCAAGGAATTGGTAATATAACACTAACCCACACTACATACTATTATAAGCTACAGAAATGCGGTCATAGTTCCCATAAAGAGATTTATATAGTTGATACTGAATTGACTATTGATGATGTTTACTACTTTAATTTCAGCAATACAAATCATAGTGGATGTTACACGGTAACCCATGCGAGAACCTCAGCAGAACATAAAGTTAATTCGGTTGTTTCATATAGCGACTGTGCTGCTTGTATATCTGCTAATTAGTCAAAAATCTAACACTATATAAAAGGTATATTACTTTATTATAAATTATAAAAAGATGGAGAGTATAAAAGCAACTACTATTTTAAACGACATTATGCAGAAGTTGTCTTTACTCACTAAAGAAGAAGAACTTTCAACAGGCGTGCTTTCAGAAGAAGTCCAAGAGGAAGTTGTAGAAGCACAAAGTGAGGAAAGCGTTTCTGAGAACATCGAGGAACCCTCCACAGAACTTAATGAAGAAGCTGCTGAGCAAGTCGAGTCTTTAGAAGAAGAAGTGGAAGAAGGAGAAACAGAACTAATGGAAGGATATGTAACTGAAGAAGATTTCAAGTCTACTATCTCTGCTATGAAAGCTGAATTAGATTCATTGAAAGAAGCTGTAAAAGGTGAACTTCAAGAGTACAAAAGTCAAAAGGAAGATTTATCTAAGCAACTAGAGAAACTTTCTGCTGAACCTGCTGCTGAACCAATTAAACACAGTCCAGAATCAAATTCGGAGCAACCTAATTTAAGGGTCAGTAACCCTAATAGACCTATGACTACTTTAGATAGAGTTATGGAAAAAATAAATAATAACTAAATAATTAAAAATGGCAACAATAACAACTTCAAATGATGTATTAAGAGCAAGGTCAAAGCAAGAAACTTTGACTACCTCTAGTGCTGTAAGTGCTAATCAAGCAGGTACAGAATTCAACATTGCAACTGATGCTTTAGTAATTACACTTCCTTTAATTGATTCAAACAATTTAGGGATGGAATTCACTTTTAGAAACACAGGTGCAGACGGAAACAATATTATCACTCTTTCTCCAAACGCTTTAGATGGTGTAAATGGAAGTATCGCTAACGCTGCTGCTGATTCAGTTGCAAGTGGTACTGTAAATAAAGACTGGATAAACACAAAAGCAACTGCTAACAAAGGAGATTTTGTTACACTAAAAGCTGTAGCTGAAACTGCTTGGTATGTTACAGGTGGTGTAGGTATCTGGGCTTCTGAATCATAATAATAAACAAATAAAAAGATAATAAAATGGCAACAACAACTTCAATAACTACTACTTATGCAGGTGAGTTCGCAGGGAAATATATTTCTGCTGCCCTTCTTAGTGGTACTACGTTAGCTAATGATTTAATTACTATTAAACCTAATATCAAGTTTAAAGAGGTAATGAAGAAAGTAGCAACTAACGACATCGTTAAAAACGCTTCGTGTGACTTTGACCCAACGTCAACTGTAACCTTGACAGAGAAAATCCTTCAACCAGAAGAATTTCAAGTTAACCTACAACTTTGTAAGAAAGACTTCATCTCTGACTGGGAAGCTGTATCTATGGGGTACTCAGCTTACTCTAGTCTACCTTCAAGCTTCGCTGACTTTTTAATTGGTCATGTAGGGGCTAAAGTAGCACAGAAACTAGAAAATAATATCTGGGGTGGTACTAACGCAAATGCAGGTGAATTTGATGGGTTTAAAACAACTCTATTGGCTGATGCTGATGTAACTGATGTAGGTGGAGGTGCTGCGGTAACTGCCTCTAACGTAATTGCAAAAATCGGTCTTGTAGTGGATGCTATCCCTACAGCAGTCTATGGTTCTGATGACTTGTTCATCTATGTGGCTCCCAATGTATATAGAGCTTATGTAAGAGCTTTGGGCGGATTTGCTTCCAACGTAGGAGCAGCAGGTACAGATGCTAAAGGTACACAATGGTTCAACGGAGGTGCTTTAACCTTTGATGGTATCAATATCGTATTGGCTTCTGGACTAGCTTCTGACACAATGGTAGCTGCCGAAAAAAGCAACTTGTTCTTTGGAACTGGATTGCTATCTGACAAAAACGAAGTCAAAGTTATCGACATGGCTGACATCGATGGTTCTCAAAACGTAAGAGTAGTTATGAGATTTACAGCAGGAATCCAACACGCTATTGGTTCTGATATTGTTCTTTACTCTTAATAGATAATTAACCGAAATAAGGGGTAGGTAAGCTAAGAGCCTATCTACCCTTTTTTCATAAAACTAAAAACTATGGCTTGTGACTTAACAGGAGGAAGAAAAAAACCATGTAAAGATGCTGTAGGTGGTATAAGTAAAATCTATTTTGTTGATTTCGGAGATTTAGGGACAGTAACTACTGGCTCAAACGATGAAATAACAGATTTAACTGGAACCTTTACTTATTATATCTATGATGTCAGGAACAATTCTTCTTTAGAAACAAATATTATTACGTCTACTGAAAATGGCACAACTTACTTTGAGCAAGTCTTGAATGTAACACTACATAAACTAACGAAAGAGGACAACAAGGAACTTAAGCTAATGGCTTTTGGCAGACCTCATGTTTTTGTAGAGACTCAAGATGGTCAGGGTGGATTGAGTGTTATGTGTGTAGGACTAGAGCATGGAGCTGAAGTAACAGGAGGAACTGCTGTAACAGGAACTGCAATGGGGGATATGCAAGGTTATACCTTGACCCTTACTGCTACCGAAACAACAATGCCTAACTTTGTTACTGCACCAACTGCTGCAAGTCCATTCGCAGGATTATCTTCAGCAGGTGAAACTGCAGGTGCTCAGAGACAACCTTAATACTTTCTTTGATAATGATGAAAGGGGGCTTTATGCCCTCTTTTTTTGTGCTATAAAAACAATTTATTACCTTTAGATTACTTTAGTATGGAGGTTTTAACAACATCAACAAACAATCAAAGTTTAAAAATAATACCAAGAGCTGATGCAAGTTCTCCAACTTTATCTCTAACAGATAAATCTACAAGAACTACATCGACAGTGTCTGTTTCAAAGTCCACCTCAGACGATTACATGGTGCTTACAGGGGCTTTCTCTCTCAAGGAGGGTAATCAGTATGGCTTTAGGGTCAAAGATGGCTCTACGGAGATATATAGAGGTCTTATCTTTTGTACTGACCAGTCTAATCTCGATAAATACTTTATTAATAATGGAGAATACACTGAGGAAACAAGTTATGATAATGACTATGTAATTATATAATGAGTAAAAATAAAACACTTAAAGTGGCACGAAAAAGAACAAGCAATCCGATACCTAGCAAACCACAGCAGTTTGTCCATGTATTGGGATTATCTTCTTACACCAAACCAGAGATTAATGAGTCTACTCGTTATGATTGGGTAGAATATGGTGAAGATAATGATTACTTCAGTTACCTTATTGATAGGTATAATGGCTCTCCAACCAATAACGCATCGATAAATGGCATTGCCGAGATGATATATGGTCGAGGTCTTGATGCGACTGATAGCGAAGAAAATTCTAAGTCATACGATGAAATGAAGCAGTTGTTCAAGAAGGACTGCATGAAGAAGGTGTGTTATGATTATAAGATGATGGGTCAAGCTGCTGTTCAAGTTATATATACTAAGGATAGAAGTAGGATTGCCCAAGTTGAGCATATACCAGTAGAGACCCTAAGAGCTGAGAAAGCTGATTCTAATGGAGAAATAAAAGCTTATTACTACTCTCCAGATTGGTCAGAAGTAAGACCTAAAGATACTCCCAAAAGAATATCTTCGTTTGGAATGAGTAAAGATGCTATTGAGATACTGTATATCAGACCCTACAGAGCAGGATTTTATTATTATTCTCCTGTAGATTATCAAGGGGGTCTCCAGTACGCAGAGCTTGAGGAAGAAATTGCAAACTACCATATCAATAACATTCAGAATGGTCTAGCTCCATCAATGTTAATTAACTTCAATAATGGTGTCCCTGACAAGGAGCAGAGGGATGATATTGAAAGAGCAATCTACAATAAGTTTAGCGGAAGCTCTAATGCAGGGAAGTTTATACTAGCCTTTAACGATAGTAAAGAATTAGCTGCTACAATAGAACCTGTACAACTTACGGATGCCCATCAACAATATCAATTCTTATCTGATGAATCCATGAAGAAGGTTATGGTATCCCATAGGATTGTATCTCCAATGCTTGTTGGTATTAAGGATAATACTGGACTTGGCAATAATGCGGAGGAACTCCAAACAGCTTCACTGCTTATGGACAATACTGTTATAAGACCTATGCAGGTTACGATATTAGACGAATTAGAGAGGATATTAGAATACAATGAAATTAACCTAGACATATACTTCAAAACACTACAGCCTTTAGAATTTACCGATTTAACTAATGCTATAACTGATTCAGAGATAGAGAAAGAAACTGGTATAAAAAAAGATTCTAGTGATGTTGTAGAGGATGATGTTGATACCCAAATTGAAGAATAATGGCAACAGCTTTATTTATAAAACGAGAGGATTTAGTAAAGAACACTGCTCTAAGTGGAAATGTTGATACTGATAAATTCATACAATTCATCAAACTCGCTCAGGAGATTCATGTGAGGAATTATCTTGGTAGTGATTTATACAATAAAATAAGCACTGATATTTTAGGCACTGGAGGTGCATCCTTAACAGGTGATTATTTAGCATTGGTTAATGACTACATTCAGCCTATGTTGATTCACTTTGCTATGGCGGAGTATTTGCCATTTGCAGCTTATAGCGTGTCCAATGGAGGTGTTTACAAGCATACAAGTGAAAATAGCCAGTTGGCTGAAAAATCGGAAATAGATTTATTGATTGCCAAAGAAAGGGATTATGCTGAATACTATACTAATAGATTTATTGAGTACATGAGCTTTAACGCTTCATCCAAATTCCCTGAGTATTATAGTAATAATAACGAGGATGTTTATCCCGATAAAGACGCATTATTCAACGGATGGCAACTGTAAAAAAGAAGAAGAAAAAGAAAAAAAGCTACAAGCCTAAAAAGGAAAACGAAATCAAGTTGAATTGTTACCTTAATAAAGATAAATAATGAATTTTGGTTTGATATATCAGGTTTCTTGGTTTGGAGAAGTAGAAGATGATTCATGGGGGAAGGCATATCCTTTTTTAATTCAAGGTAGAGCATTTCTATCAAGTATAGGAAAGATATTTGTAGACACTATAAAGAAGACAGTAGATAAAATAATAATATAAAAAATGGCTAAACAAACAATAAATATAGGGACTGTCGCTAATGATGGTACAGGGGATACAGTCAGAGATGCCTTTGATAAGGTTAATGATAATTTCACCGAGCTATATACAGATGATGCAGGAGATGTTAATTCTATAACAGCTACAGCTCCAATCGCAAGAGATTCTGCCACAGGAGCGGTAACAATCTCTTTAAATGACGCAGGGGTTACACTTGCTAAAATGCAAAACGTAGCTGCTAACAGTCTTTTAGTTCGTGATGCCAATAGTTCAGGTGTTCTTACAGAAAAAGCATTAGCAAATACACAAATATTAATTGGAGATGGCACAGGTATGACTGCTGCTGCTCTAAGTGGAGATGTAACTATGAATAACGCAGGAGTTACTTCATTATCAGCAACATCTGTCGACACAGCAAACATTGTAGCTAACGCAGCTACAGCAGCTAAAATTGCCTTACTTGATGATTCTACAGCAGCAACAAACGCCCACATATTAATTGGTGATGGCACTGACTTTTCAAATGTAGCTATCTCTGGTGATGTAACTATAGCAAATACTGGAGCGGTTACAATCGCTGCCCAAGCAGTAGAAAACTCAATGATTGCCGACAATGCAGTTGACCATGATGAATTAGCTAACAGATATACTGTTACCGAAACGGTTACCAATACAACTGGAGCCACCACTATAAACTGGGGTAATGCTTCTGTATTTAAAATGAACGCAAGTTTAACTGGCGGAATAGAATTCGACTTCACGGGGTTTAAGACAGGTCAAGTAATAAGTATCTATAATTTGACAGGTAGCCAGACAGTTACCTTAGATAGTGATGCAGGAACAAGCGAAACATTTAACAAAGTAGGTGGTGTGGATTACGCAGGTGGTTCAACAAATCTATTGCAAGTAGAATGTGTAGACGATTCAGCAAATGCAGTATTTAATTATTCAGTGGCAGCTTATGTTTCTGATGCAACACCAAGTTAAAAATGAAAGCAAGACAAATAGATGGTAATATAGTAACATACAAAACACTTCCTTCAACATGGAGTGGTTCTAACGGTCATATCATGAATTTTAGATATGCCTCAAAAGAGGTGTTAGAAGCTGAAGGCTTTTATGATGTTGTCATAGCTTCTTATGACCCTTTAACACAAGATAAGGGTGGTATCGCTTGGGATGACAAAAAAAAGATATTCACTAATACTGTAACAGATAAAGATTTTAATGTTGAGCAGGATATATTAGATGAAGATGGAAAGCCAACAGGTGAAAAAGAAAAGGTTTATAAGATAGCTGACATCAAAGCAAGTAAAATCTCAGAGATTAAAGCTAAAGCAGGTAATTTATTAGAGCCAACAGATTGGCAAGTTATAAGAAAAGCAGAAAGGGATATAGATATTGATACAGACGTTGCAACAGAAAGAGCAGGAATACTTACAGAAGCCGATAGATTAGAAGCCGAAGTAAATGCTAAGAAGTCTTACAAGACTGCATTGCAATACAAAGTACAGTTTTTCCCATCTGATGAAATAGAATAATATGGCTTTTAACAAAAGACTAATAAATACAGGTGGTGCAGCAGCGGCTTGTAGTACTGATTCCACAGACCCATTTGGTGATTCAAGCGGTGTGTTATTGTATTCTATGGACTACGATGCTTCTGATGCAAGTGGTACTGCTGATGGCACGCCTACTGACGTTACCTTCGGAGTAGATGGGCAAATTAATTGGGGTGCAAGGTTTAATGGAACAAGTAGTTTTATTAACACTAATTATACTTTAACTACCGACACTACATTTTCGTTTTCTTGGTGGATGAATGCAGATTCCCCTACACAAAACCATTATATTATGAATGATGGAAACGGAACAGGACACGATGGTAGTTTTGCAATATATCATAATACATCTGGTCAATTAGGGATGTGGATAGGTGCAAACGGAAGTGGGTATG